GCAACCAAAGGGTTTATGTTATGTATTCACCATAGCGAGGCTTTAAATGAGTTATCCACGTATAAGACCGGAATAGTAAATATGCTAAAAGGATTTAAAAGGTTATATTGTTATGACAAAAAGGAATTATTACATTATATCCCTCTAAAATCCCTTTATGACATTAACACCCCACCCACTACGTATATACGCCCTACCACAAAAACCCATGAAATATTTTATTCAAACCACGGTGAGCACCCTAAATTAAACCTAATTATCCCTATAGTTAAACACTATGAAAAATGCGAGACACTTTTTAGGGATCTAAAAACAAATATAACCAAAGAAAAAACAAAATATGATGAATTCTTTAACAATAAAGTATCCTTGGTTTTCAACGCAATCGAGAGAAATGGCCTTCGAGTACACAATGAAACCTTCACTAAGTACTTCCACCCCCTACTTGGTAATACCACTTACACTCAGTTCAACTTAAAAACATTAACAACAAGACCTTCAAACTCATTTAAAAACGTAAATTATGCCGCACTCAATAAAAAGAATGGATGTAGACAGAGCTTTATACCTAGGAATAACCGTCTTGTGGAAATTGATATTTCTGCTTACCATCCTAATCTCACTGCTATGCTTATCAATTATATTTTTCCCACTAATGATATTCACTCTTATTTTGCTACCTTATATAATGTGGATTATAAAAAATCGAAGGAACTTACCTTCAAACAGCTCTATGGAGGTGTATTTGAAGCTTATAAAGATTTGGAATTCTATAAGAGGGTAGAAAAATATATAAAGGAACTATGGTTTAAATTCGAGAATGATGGTTTTGTAGAATGTCCTATATCTCATTTTGTATATACAAAGGAGAGGTTAGAGGATATGAACCCACAGAAATTGTTTAATTACTTACTACAGTCAACAGAAACAAGTATGAATGTGTTAATTGTCTGGGATATATTAAAGCTGTTAAGGGGGAAGAAAACAAAATTAATACATTATTGTTATGATTCGTTTTTATTTGATGTTGATAGAGATGAAGAGGAAATATTAGATACTATTAGAGGAGTATTTAAAATATTTAAACTAAACATTAAAGAGGTTAGTGGGAAAAATTATGGAGAAATGGTGTAATCTTATACAAAACTTAGAAACTTATATATTTACCATAAACAATGAAGATGAAATTAAAGAATGTTGGAGTTTAAACAACTTATTCCCTTTATGGAAAACAACTGAAATTTCACTTCAAATGGGAGATAATATAAAAGGGAGTAGAAATGTAAGTAAAACAGAAATATATAATCCCTTGGAGTCCCTAGAATAATGTTGTATATTACAATATAAATATAAATTAGAAATTCAGAGTTACATTAAAAAACAATACAAATTAAAATAAAAATATTATGTTAGAAACTTCCCATATGTATACAATGGAATATGATTTTATAGATCAAAACCCATATAATATAAATTTAAAAATGTTAAATAATAAATTATTTGCTACCTTTTCAAACCTTGAGGGTTTAGATTTGGTACTTGAGGATATACAAAGGAAATACGATATAAGGTATAATAAGATTTTTGTTTTAGAGGTAAAACATAAAGATGAATTTCTTATTACATATAATGTGGACCAAACTAATTTAAGTTCTATACCTGAAAATACTATTTTAGTACATAGAAAAAAAGAATCAAACACTTTATATACTATCAATGCACTTAATGGGTTAATAACTCAGTTAAACGGGGGTACTTTAGATACTAGATACAGAGTTAATTGGCAAGATTATAGAAATAGTATTTTACTTACAAAACATAATGAATTAGTTATGTTAGATACAAAAATATATAAAATTATTGAACTATAATGGACAAATTTGATTTAAAAAAATACCTTAAAGAAGGTAGATTATATGAAGAAATTCAAAAAGTAGAATTAAATACTTCTTTTTTAGAAAATAAAAATGATTTAGAAAATATTATTGATGGTGATTTTACATCATGGGATCCTAAATTTAAAAATGGGATAAAATCTACTGAGCAGAATTTTAAATCTAGTGGTAAACCCGCAATACCCACCCAAAGATATGTTTATGATATGGTTGATGATGATGGTAATATTTTACCCCATATAAATATCAAATTTAAAAAACCACTAAATGAAGTTTTTATAGATTTAGATGATTATGATCCCGGAGAGTTCGGTGTAGAAGATTTTGATAGGTTTGATGAAATAGTTGAATCTAAATCTAACCCAACATTACAAGATGTTTCTGAATTAATTAACATAAATAATGATAATTTTAGTTTTTATGGGAGTTATGTTTTAGAGATAAAATCTAACGAAATAATTAGTATAACAAAACACAGCTAAAATATCATAAAAAACATCTCAAAAATATTAGGAGTCCCGGAAGGGACTTCATATATTTAATCACACATAAACGTTATAAATTAAAAAACAAGTCATTATGAATTTAGATGCTTTAAAGCAAAAATTAAACAACCTACAAGCTAAAAATACAGGGGGTGGTGAAAAAATTGATTATTCCAAAATATATTGGAAACCATCAATAGGTAAACAACAAATCAGAATTGTTCCTTCTAAATATAGTCCAGATAATCCTTTTGTTGAGCTAAAATTTTATTATGGTATTCATAATAAAGTAATGATTTCACCATTAAACTTTGGTGAAAAAGATCCTATTGCTCTTTTTGCTCAAAAATTAAGAGATGGGGAATATACAAAAGAAAATTATGTATTAGCCAAAAAATTAGATCCTAAAAATCGTGTATTTGTTCCTGTAGTAGTTAGAGGTGAAGAAGATAAAGGGGTTAGGTTATGGCAATTTGGAAAATTGGTATTTGAGGAGTTATTAGCGTTAGCTACTGACGATGAAATTGGAGATTATACCGATATTGTAGATGGTAGAGATCTTACTGTAGATACCGTAGGACCCGAAGTAACGGGTACAGATTACAATAGAACATCTGTTAGAGTTAGAATGAAAACTTCTCCATTAAGTGAGGATAAAGCCCAAGTAGAGGAATGGTTAGAAAATCAACCAAACCCAAAAGAAGGTTTATTTAAACAATATACTTTTGATGAAATGAAACAGGCATTAGCTAAATGGTTATCACCTGAAGATAATGAACCTGAAATTGCTAAGAACCCAAATTCATTTCCTCCTAAAGATAAACCACAATCTAACTTTTCATTAGATACTTCAAAAGTAAAGGAATCTAAAGAGGATACCTTTGACAAATTGTTTGATGGTAACGATACGGATGAAGTAGATGATTTACCATTCTAAAAATGGCAAAGAAAAATACTAAGTCTCTCTCGGCAGCTGTGTCTGCCGAGATTAAGAGCAAATTTGACCTTAATAAATTTAAATCCCTAAAGGGTTTAGATAAAAACGTCAAATTTAAAGAACAAGAATGGATACCTTTATCTAAAGCCTTTCAAGAAGTTGCAGGGGTTCCCGGGTTACCTCTGGGTCATATTACTTTATTAAGAGGACATTCCGATACTGGTAAAACTACAGCTTTATTAGAAGCAGCCGTTGAAACACAAAAAATGGGTAAGTTACCTGTTTTTATTATAACGGAAATGAAATGGAATTGGGAACACGCTGCTCAAATGGGTTTAGAAGTAAACTTAATTAAAGATGATAATGGTGAGGTTATAGATTATGATGGTGATTTTATTTATGTAGATAGAGAAACAGTACATACTATTGAAGATGTTGCTGCATTTATTATGGATTTACAAAATGAACAGAAAAAAGGTAATTTACCTTATGATTTAGTGTTCTTTTGGGATTCAATAGGTTCCATACCCTGTGCTATGTCAGTTGAAAAATTAAAGAACAACAATGAATGGAATGCAGGTGCAATGTCAACCCAATTTGGTAATACTGTTAACCAAAGTATAGTAATGTCTCGTAAAGAATCATCACCTTATACTAATACCTTAGTTGCTATTAATAAAGTTTGGACAGCCAAGGCAGAATCACCTATGGGACAACCTAAGATGATGAATAAAGGTGGAATGGCTATGTGGTATGATGCTACATTTGTAGTTACTTTTGGTAATGTTTCAAATGCGGGTACCTCTAAAATTAAGGCTATTAAAGGTGGTAAACAAGTTGAATGGGGTAAACGTACTAATTTACAAATTGATAAAAACCATGTAAATGGTATTCAATCTAAAGGTAAAATAGTTATGACCATGCATGGTTTTATCCAAGATACTGATAAAGATAAAAATGCCTATAAAAAGGAACATTCTAGTGAATGGTCTAAAATTTTAGGAGGTGGTACCTTTAAAATAGTAGAGGATGAAGAAGATGTAACCCCCGTACTTTACGACGTAGAAGATTTATAACTAACCTATGGGAAATAAAAAATTACTTAACCTCCTGAATGACGTTCAGGAAGGACAGGAAACTATTATCTCTAATAGACATGATAGAGTATTAATAATAGATGGTTTAAATCTATTTTTTCGTAACTTCGCAGTTATGAATATGGTCAACCCTGATGGAGTCCATGTAGGGGGGTTAGGTGGGTTTTTCCGTTCTTTAGGAGCTATGATAAGACAAACCAACCCAACTTCAGTTTATGTTATATTTGATGGTGCTGGTTCTACAACAAATAGGAAAAACCTTATGTCTGAATATAAAGGTACCCGAAATTTACAAAGAATAACAAATTGGGATGCTTTTGAGAACCTTGAGGAAGAACATGATGCTAAAATTGACCAAATAATACGTATAATACAATATTTAAAGCTATTACCTGTTAAAACCACCATAATCGATAAGGTGGAAGCAGATGATATTATAGCCGTGTTATCTACCAAATTAGTTGAGAAATATGATTCTACTTGTTTTATAGTATCTAGTGATAAAGATTTTTTACAAATAGTAACAGACAAAATCATTGTTTATAGACCTATGGAAAAAGAATTTTATAACGCTGAAATGGTAGAAAGAAAATTTGGGTTAGTTCCTTTCAATTTTATTTTATACAAAACATTATTAGGTGATAATTCAGATAATGTTCCAGGTATTAAAGGATTAGGGGAAAAAGGTATATTTAAAAAATTCCCTGAATTAAAGACCCAAAAACTTACCCTAGAAGATATATTTGATATATCAGAAAAGAAATTAAAAGAACATATCATCTATGCTCGCATACTTCAAGATCGTTCTAGGATTGAAACTAACTATAAAGTTATGGATTTAAGTAACCCAATGGTAGGTAACAGAGATATTATATTTGTTGATAAATTAATAGAAGAAAATTTACCAGAATTTAATCCAGATATGTTTGTTTCTTTTTATAATGAAGATAAATTAGGGGGAATGATTAGAAATGTAGATACTTGGTTAAAGGATATTTTTCTATTATTACCTACTTATAAAAAATAAATATGACTTTACAAACAATTTCAGCCTATGGTCACGGTTTTCAAATAAAAGTTCTATCCTCTTTATTAACCCATAAAGAATTTCTAGTTAATATACATGATATATTATCAGATGAATACTTTGAAAATTCCGCTATTAAATGGGTTATTAAAGAAATAATAAAATATTTTGATAAATATCATACTATCCCCTCCTTAGATATTTTAAAGGTTGAACTACAAAAGGTTGATAATGATGTGTTACAAATATCTATTAAAGAGCAGCTAAAACAAGCTTATGTATCTTCTGATGAAGATTTAGAATATGTACAAGAAGAATTTACCAATTTTTGTAAAAACCAACAATTAAAAAAGGCTTTAATGTCATCTGTAGATTTACTACAAGCAGGTGACTTTGATGGGATTCGATTTTTAGTAGATAACGCTTTAAAGGCAGGTCAAGATAAAAATATAGGACATGATTATGTTAAGGATATTGAATCTAGATATAGAAAGGATTCAAGAGAGGTAATTCCTACCCCGTGGCCACGTATTAATGAATTATTGCAAGGAGGATTAGGGAATGGAGATTTTGGTTTAATATTTGGTAATCCTGGAGGAGGTAAATCTTGGTCCTTAGTAGCTTTAGGTGGTCATGCTGTTAAATTGGGATATAATGTTTTACATTATACCTTAGAATTAGGTGAAGATTATGTAGGAAAAAGATATGATGCTTTCTTCACAAATATCCCAGTTAATAAGATAGATGATCATAGAGATAAAATTGAAGAAATTATCCCCCAATTACCTGGTAAACTTATAATTAAAGAATATCCAACAGGTAAAGCAGGAGTATCCACTATAGAATCCCATATAGCTAAAAGTACTAGCATGGGTATTAAACCAGATATGGTTATAATAGATTATGTTGATCTTCTTTCATCAAGAAAAACAAATAGAGAGCGTAAGGATGAAATTGATGATATTTATACTAGCACTAAGGGATTAGCTCGTCAATTAGATATTCCTGTTTGGTCTGTTTCTCAAGTAAACAGAGCAGGAGCCAATGATAACATAATACAAGGAGATAAGGCCGCGGGTTCTTACGATAAAATAATGATTACTGATTTTTGTATGTCACTGTCAAGAAAAAAAGAAGATAAAGTTAACAATACTGGAAGATTTCACTTAATGAAAAATCGTTATGGTATGGATGGGCTTTCTTTTGGTATAGAAGCAGACACTTCAACAGGACATTTCACAATAAAGAATGAATATTTTGAAGGAGATGAAGAAACCCAAGTCTCAGCTCAACCTAGATCTAATAAATTTGACAACGTAGATGCCTTTGATAAATCCCTACTAAGAAAAAAATTTTTTGAATTAAATACATAAGTTAAAAATGGAAAAAAACATATTTGAACCTAGCGAAGACGTTAGAGGAAATGATTACCCTCACTTATTAAAATACGCTAATGTAATATGGGAAGCCTTTTGGACCCCTGAGCATTTTGATTATGATAGAGATGTAAGGGATTTTAAAACTAAATTTAAACCCCATGAACAAGAGGCGATGAAACGTTCGATGTTATGTATAGGGGTAGTTGAAAACAAAGTGAAAACGTTTTGGGCACGTGTTGATATGAGATTGCCTAAAACTGAAGTAGCTGACGTAGGTCATGTATTTGCCGGAAATGAAGTAGTACATAGAAGAACATACAAACAAGGTTTAGATTTATTAGGTTTAGATTATGTTTTTGATAATGTAATGGAAATTCCTCAAGTTGCTGGGAGGGTAAATTATCTTAATAAATACTTAAAAGGTTATACTTCTAGGTCTAATAAAGAGTATACTAAATCCTTAATTCTGTTTACTTTATTAGTTGAAAATGCTAGTTTATTTTCAAATTTTCTAACTATATCTGCTTTTGGAAAATATAAAAATATGTTTACTAATTTTACAACAGTAGTAAATGCCACTAGTAAAGAAGAAGCAATACATGCTCAATTTGGAGCTGAATTGGTAAAAATAATTAGAGAAGAAAATCCTGAATGGTTTGATGACGAAATGGAAGCTAAAATAAGGAGAAATATAAGAAAAGCCTTTAAAGCCGAAGAAGGTTTGATTGATTGGNTTTTTGAAAAAGGAGAATTAGATTTTATGCCTAAAAAAGTCATTAAGGAATATACAAAACAGAGATTTAATCATGGATTAGAACTGATAGGGTATGAAAAAGAATATGATATTAATGATGAGTTATTAAAACCCACAGAATACTTTGATAGAATGGCCAAAGCCCCCATATCTTTTGATTTTTTTGCACAAAAAAGTACTGATTATAATAAAAATAACTTAATTACCGAAGAAGCATGGGATTAAAATTAAATTTCCTTAAAGATAAAGAACAAATAGAGATGTTAGAAAGAGGATACCTAAATTCTGGGGAAACCCCAGAGGATAGATTTCAAACTATTTGTGATACTATACAAAAATATTCCTCTAAATTAGCCAAAACCCCTGAATCCCAGGCTTATGTTAAAGATATTGGGAAAAGGTTTGAAAGATATATATCAAAAGGCTGGACTTCATTCTCAACTCCCATAATTAGATCCTTTGGTTCAGAATCCAACCTCCCTATAAGTTGTAATCATACTAAATTAGAAGATTCAATGGATGGTATTTATAGAAGACTATATGAAACTGGAATCCTAGCTAGTAAAGGTTCTGGAACAGCCGTAAATATTTCTGACCTTAGACCCTTAGGATCCCCTATTGAATCCGGTGGTGAAGCCAATAGTATTATTGATTGGATGGAATTGTATGCCGATATGATTACAAAGACAGCACAAAACTCACAAAGAAGGGGATTTATAACCTTTTACTTAAATGCTGACCACCCGGAAATTATGGACTTTTTAGATATAGGAACAGAAAGAGTACCTAAAGATAAACAGAGATTTCTAACTACTATTACTACTGCTGTAGTATTACCTAAAGGTTTTAGAAAAGCCTTAAAAGATGGAGATAAAGAAAAAAGAAAAATATTTACTAAGATCTTAAATACTAGAAAAGAAGCTGGGTTTCCTTATATTCTAGATGTAGAAAACTCAAATAAGGGTATATGTCAATCTTATAAGGATAAAGATATAACAATTGATAATGCTAATATATGCATTGAGGCAATAGAATATTCTAGTTATGATAAAACCTTTGCATGTTGTTTATCCTCTATTGTATCTTACTATTGGGATGAAATTAAAAAAGATCCTAATTTTTTATTTGATATGAATATTGCTCTAGATTGCGTTATTGAGGAATATATAGAAAAAGGAAAAAAAATAAAAGGTATCGAATCTGCAATAAAATTTGCAGAAGAACATAGAGCTATAGGATTAGGAATATCAGCCTTCCATTCATATTTACAAAAGAATAATGTTTCTTTTGGTTCTCTAGAATCCTATTCTATTAATAATGATATATTTTCAACTATGAGAAAAGAAGGAGATAGAGCTTCTAAGTGGATGGCTAAACATTTTGGAGAACCTAAAATGTTAGAAGGTTATGGAGAAAGAAATACTAGTCGTATGGCTCAAGCTCCTAAAAAATCTACAAGTTTTATTGATGGGGGGGTAACTATGGCTTTTAGTGAAGGGATTGAACCTCATAAAATAAATTATGGGGAAAAAATGGTAGCTAAAATTCAAGTAGAATGGAAAAATCGTGAATTAGAACAAGTATTAATAAAATATAATAAAAATACTCCTGAAGTATGGAATGATATTTTAAAATATGGGGGTTCTGTTCAACATTTAGAATTTTTAACTAAACATGAGAAAGAAGTATTTAAAATATTTCATGAAATTTCCCAAGTAGATGTTGTTAATTTAGCGGCCCAAAGACAGAAACATATAGATATGGGTCAATCCCTTAATTTAGCAATACATCCCAATTCTCCTGCTAAAGATGTTATAAAACTCCATTTAGATGCTTTTGATAAGGGTTTGAAATCATTATACTATCAATTTAACTTAAACGCTGCACAACAGTTTGCTCAAGATTTATTAACTTGTAGTGCCTGTGAGGGTTAAATGTTTATTAGTATTTAATACTTTAATAGGGGGAAACATGATTTTGTTTTCCCCCTTAATATTTATAATAAAGGTTATATTTTAATGGTTATGTTAACTTTTAAAATAAAAATATGAACTTTAAAGATATTTTTAAAGATAATAATGATATGAATGAAAAAACCATAGTTGGTTTTCTTTCCTTTGTAGTAATGGTGTTATTCGCATTAGCAGATATAATTTCAGGTGTTTTTGGTTCTGACTTAGTTATTAATGATTTTATATACAATTCATTTTTAATTATGACGTTAGGATCTTTTGGTATTGCTGAGGTAGGGAAAATTTTTGGGAAGAAGAATACCAATGAAAATGAAGTATAATCAAAAGCTAATTGAACAAGCTGTTATAAACAAAGGTTATAAATGGTTTACTAGAGGTAATTACAATCTTAACATAGTGGGAATTAGAAATTCAAACACCACTCAAGTTACTAATAAATTTGATGATCAAATTACTTTATCTTATTATAAATTTGGAAAACCCGTTTATCATGAATTTAAAGCAACTACAGACCCCGGTTCACATTGGGAAAGAAATTTATTAAACCCAAATGGAGTAGCAATTCTAGTTCCAGACCAATATAGAAGCTCTCATGAAATAAGATTACATCAAGGTAAATATAATGCTTTATGTCAAAAGAAACCTGTAAAGGTTTATAGAGATAAAAATAAAGATGGGGTCTATGACTTGTCAGAAGAAAACATACATGAGGGAATATATGGGATTAATATACATAGAGCAACCTCTAAAAAAGGGGGAATATCTACTCAAGTAGACAGATGGTCAGCTGGATGTCAAGTTATTGCATCAAATTCTGACTTTTATTTATTTATGAATATTCTATATAAATCTAAAAAACTATATGGGAATTCATTTACTTATACTTTAATAGAATCAAAAGATATAGTATAAGATGAAAACTACACAATTTATTATAACTATAACTAGTATGTCCTTGGGGTTTATATTTTCCTATTTTTTAAATCTTACAATACAAAATGCTGAGCAATATCTAGCGGTTGCTACCTTAGTGTTTGCTGATGGGTTTTTTGGTATTATAGCAGGTATAAAAAGAGAAGGTTTTAAAACCTATAAAGCAATTAAAATCCTAAGAACTTTACTTTTTTGGGTTATAATGTTAACTTTAATACTAGTTATAGAAAAAAGTATACCTGGAGCTGGATGGTTAAGTGAAACTATGCTAATGCCCCTAGTAATATTCCAGCTAATAAGTGTAGTTAAAAATGCATCAATGGCTGGGTTTATCAAGGCTGATGTTGTTAATAAGATATTAGATACTATAGATAAACATAAAGGTGATAGAGTAAAATAAAAGATGGGTTGGATGGCTCCCAACTCTTTCTGATATTCATAATCAGATATGTAGAGGTATAAGAAAAACTACATATAAACATAAATTGAAATTTAAATTATGAAAAATAAAATATTACCTTACCTTGTATTATTTGTAGCTTTAGGATTAAGTAGCACGGCAGCATATTACAGTGTTATTGGTTTATCAAAATTATTTGCTGGAGCCGCTTTGGCCGTAATTATCATGTCCAGCTTTTTGGAAGCATCTAAATTAGTGATAGCATCTCTATTATATCAATATTGGAGTACTTTAAACAAAATGTTAAGAACTTATTTAATTGCCGCCTTATTAACCCTAATATTAATAACTTCAATGGGGGTATATGGTATGCTTAGTAGTGGGTATCAGGATACGTATAGACAACTTACTATAAAGGAAAATCAAACTAAATTTCTACTCCAAAAGAAGGATTTTTATGAGAAAGATGTTATACGTTATGACGCAGAACTTGAAAGAATTTCTAGCAATATCTCTACTCTCAGTAACGCAAAATCTTCCTCTATACAAATTAAAGACACATCGGTGGTTGGAGGCCTTAGAACCACCATCTCTACTGCAGAGCTTAGACTTGCCCAAAAACGTATCGGGGTGGAAGAAGAAAATAGGAAAGCTATTCAAGCTAAACGAGAAGTAGTAGCAGATAGTCTACAAAAATATCAGTTAAAAATACTAGAGTTAGATAATAACACCGAGGTAGCTGGAGAATTAGGGTCACTACAGTATTTATCGAGTTTGACTGGTACTTCTATGGATAAAATCATCAATATATTACTACTTATTATAATATTTGTATTTGATCCTTTAGCTATATCTCTAGTAATTGCTTCCAATTTTGCATTTGAGAAGTCCAATGAAGTTCAAAAAAAAACCCTTCCCCTAAAACCCTCCAATAATAATATTACAGGGTGGTTAGATGAGTATGGTGATCCTAAAATTAAGGAAAAATATGAAAATTTAGATATTATAGAAGCCCCTATTGATTTAAATCAAGACGGAATCATAGATGATAAAGAAAAAAAGATTGCTAACTCCAAATTAAAATACCTCAAATCCCAACTTCAACAAAATCTTTCGAGTTGGAGAAAAAACAAACTCCGAGAACAAATACAATCTTTAGAATCAGATTTACTTACTGAAAAGGACGAAGTAAAGACATACTAGCTTGGTTTACCAAAATATCTTTCGTATATTTAAGTAAATAATTAAATAATGGTTATGGTAAAACTCCCATATAATCCAACATTATCCCGGGAACAAATAGATATAAAGTTTTCTAAACTACGCAAACTCAACTACAATTCTTTTAGATGGTGGAGAATGTATGATAATCTTAATAAACCATTAGATGATAGATCCCCTTTACGAGACCGCATCTTAAATGGTGATTTCGATTACTCCCATTATAAATATCAGGCCGATTGGTGTGAACATGAAATGAATGATATATCCAAAGAATGTAAAGGAGATATTGGGAAGTTTGTTGAACAAACATCCCTATTACGTTCGCGTAGAAAACGTTTACTTGAAGATTTTGAAAAAGATGAGAGAAATAAACTTGATCTCCTTACAAGGTCATTTAAGAATAACTTTAGATGTAGTAAAGAACAAGTAGAAGAAGAAATGTTAAATTGTGTTGGTTCCCTGCTAGATCTTTATTACATTATAGAAGAAAAATATAAAATAGTTTTTAAACCCTATCCTAGAAAACATACAAGATAATGAATATTTGGCATATTAGCGACACACATACTTACCATGACCAATTAATAGTACCTGAAGATATTGACATGGTAATTTTCTCTGGAGACTGTAGTAATGTCCGAGATCCCTATAAAAACGAACATGAGGTAAGAAACTTTATAACTTGGTTTGATAATTTAAATATTAAATATAAAGTTTTTGTTGCTGGAAATCATGACTCCTCAATAGAAAAGAGGTTAATTACAGAAGAAAACTTTGACCAAATCGGAGTTCATTATTTAGAAAACACATCCGTTGAGATAGAAGGAATTAAAATATTTGGTTCACCTTATACACCAACATATGGTAATTGGTCTTTTATGAAAGAAAGACATAAATTAGATAGAATGTGGGATAAAGCTATACCTAATGATTCAGATATTGTAATAATACATGGACCACCTAAAGGGATTTTAGATTTAAGTTATAATAGAAGACACCAATTAGAGAGATGTGGTTGTAAATCATTAATGAACAAACTTAAGATAGTTAAACCTAAATTAATGTTATTTGGTCATATTCATAATTGTGATGATATTATAAACGCTGGTATAAGATTAGTTGATGGTTTAGAAACTGTATTTTCAAATGGTTCTGTTGTAACAGATGGAAAGTTTGGTAAATTAACAGGAAATGGAAATGTTATTGAAGGATTTAAAATTTAAATGTAAACATAAATGGGCTATACCCTTAATGTATAACCCTAAAAATATCTTTAACCCCACCGAATGTATAAAATGTGGGGAATTAACCCTTAATGTTCCTTTTAAATCAAAATTTAAAAAATAAATGAAAATATCACACGAAGTACCAAGATGTCTATTAGAAGAATCACGAAATTATAATCAGTATAGCTACTGTTTACCTCACTTGTTAGATATAGATGAGGAATATAAAAATTTCTTTTATGAAGAAAAAGCTAAAGGACGTTATGTTATAATGGACAATTCATTACATGAACTTTCCCATGCCTATGATTCTGAACGTTTATTACATTGGGTTAATGAATTAGAACCAAATGAATTTATAGTACCGGATGTTTGGATGGACTGCCACAAAACAGCATCACAAGCAAAACATTGGTTACAATATAAATTCCCAAAGAAAACTAAAAAAATAGCAGTAATCCAAGGTAAAGATAAAAATGATGCCTATTTGTGTGCTAGTTTATTAAAAGGTTTAGGGTATGAAAAATTATGTGTATCTTATGGTGCTACTTGGTACAATGATTTCTTCCCACACACTAACGCAGATATGGGAAAAGCATTAGGTAGAGTACGATTTGTACAAGGTTTATTAAAACTAAAACATTTAAAGGATGTTAAATTACATCTTTTAGGGTGTGCCCTCCCACAAGAATTTGGTTGGTATGATAAAAACCCAAGAATAGAGTCAATAGATACTTCAAATCCAATAATGGCTGCTTTAGAGGGTACAAAATACAATATAAATGGTTTAAATTATAAACCTAATGCTAATATGAACAATTACTTTGATATTAATATTGAAGATGTTAATATTGATTTAATCAAATTTAACACTACTAAATTTAAATACATAAATAACTTGGATACCCCAGGAAAGGATCGTATATTCAAGTATAATAACTAAAATATAAAAAATGAAAAACTACATGATGTCACTTTATGATTATTTAGGAAGAGCAGCAGGACCCGAACTTGGAAAAGAGGTATGTGAAACTGCAGTCCAATTAAAAGAAACAATCCATGAAAGAGAAATTTCAAATCCAAAGTACACAGGGAAGGTACATCTTTATAGGAGAGAATTCTTAGATGAATATTTTAAAAATAAACAACAATAGGTATGCTATCAGTTTACGATTATTTAGGAAAAGCAGGAGGTCCTGTTTTGTGTCATAAAATTCAAAAGTATGCCTCTGTTAGAGAGCAAAAATATACTAAAAGAGAGGTCTCCCATAAAGGGTTTAATGGTGTAGTTAATTTATACACTAAAGAATTTTTAGATGAATTTTTTCAAGTACAAGAAATATTTAATTCTTAGAATATGTTAGAAAGTATATTACATTTTTTTGGGTTCTGTGGTGAACCTCATCTAAAATTGCTTGACTTAGCTCCCTTTTCTATGTATATTACGGAAAATATAAAAAACGTTAGCCTATACGTTAAAAATACCTGGCATTTTTTAAATTAAAATAATGGCAAGATATTGTATGTTTTGAAGGAGGATATCATATGTATAACCACCAATTAAAGACAAAACCATGCCTAGTAAAGAATATCTTAGAAAATACCGAAGACTCAAAAATCCAAAAATTCAAGAAAAAGAGGATTTAGCAAAAGAAGGTAAAAGACGATGTGCCAAATGTGATATTATAAAGCCTTTTGAAGATTATACTACTCAAAAAGCAGGATTTATGGGAAGAAGATCACGTTGTAGAATTTGTGATAATAAGTATGATGAAAAATACCAAGCTAAAACTAAGGCTAGAGCTAAAAGAGATAAATCCCTTAAAGCTAAAAAATATAGAAAGCAGTATGTAGCTGAAAATAAAGATTGGTGGAGAAAATATGAAAGAGAATATAGGAGTTCTAGGAGACAAGAAGATATGTTTTTCCAAATAAAATCAAACTTATCTAGCCGACTCTCAGATTTAATAAAAAATCGTGGAGTAGGGCAAAGAACAATAGAATTATTAGGGTGTGATAAAGATACATTTTTACATCACCTAGAATCCCAATTTACAGAGGGTATGACTTGGGAAAGTTATGGTTTAAAAGGTTGGCATGTAGACCATATAATACCTATTTCATCATATGATTTAACCAATGAAGATGAAGTAAAAAAAGCATGTCATTATACTAACCTCCAACCACTTTGGTGGCAAGATAATTTGGAAAAGGGAGATAAGATTCGTATATTAGAATAAAGGTTTGAAACTCCATAACCTATAAATACCGGAGTAAATTTTTAAATAAAGTATAAATGCAAAAACAAAAAGATCATGTAGTAGTTTCATTAAGTGGGGGGTTAGATTCAAGTACCCTACTACTTCGATGCTTATCAGACTACAAAACAGTCACAGCCCTCAGCTTTAATTATGGTCAAAAGCACGTAGTTGAATTAGAAAGAGCACAATCTCTAGTAGATTATATTGCTCAATCTCACCCTGGAATTGAAAGCAAATTACAATACCGTCAAATTAAACTAGATGGGTTGGTAGATTTACTAGAATCCGCTTTAGTAACAGGAGGTAAAGATGTACCTGAAGGTCACTATGAAAACGAAAACATGAAGGAAACGGTTGTTCCTAATAGAAACAAAATGTTTGCTTCTATCTCACAAGCCGTTGCCTTATCCATTGCTAATAAAACAGGTGAAGATTGTGATATAGCTTTAGGAATACATGCAGGTGATTTTGAAGTTTATCCTGATTGTAGACAGGAATTTAGAGATGCAGACGACGCTGCTTTTAGAATGGGTAATTGGGGTGCTGATAAAGTAGGTTATTTTACACCTTATATTAAAGGTAACAAATTTACCATTTTACAAGATGGAGAAGTATTATGTGAGGAGTTAGGTTTAGATTTTGATGAAGTTTATAAAAGAACTAATACATCTTACAAACCTATTTTTATTCAAAGCGGAAAACTCGTACCTTCTAGCAAAAAAGGTAATTGGTATTCAGATTACAAGTCAGCTTCCTCAGTAGAACGTATTGAAGCCTTTATTGAATTAGGTAGACCTGATCCTGTAGCATACGCCGATGAAACTGGTCCTGTATCTTATAAAGTGGCAGAGGCCCATGTAAAACAAGTCCTTGCAGAAAACGGTAAAATAAATAATGTTGCTGAATTAGGGAGAGATTAAACTTATGTAACTTTTTAAGGTCAAAATGAAGTAACATATGTATGATAGTAAAATATTGTACATATGAAACTTCAAGATGAAATTTTAAAACTAGGAAGGACTTTAACAGTCATAATAGGAGTATTAGGAGCAGTTTGGTATTTTGGTAGAGCCCCATTTAATGAAAAAGTTAAAGAGCAAATCGACCAATATATAGAAGGAAATGAATTCCAACATATTCACAGAGAATCATTTCTATTATATTTAGAGACAGCAGAATTCGAAGCTAGATTGGATAAATATATAGATGAAAACAACTCTAATCAGGTATCATTTAGAAAGTTATTATCTATAAAAATGGATATCCCTGAAGAAAATGTAGCTACAGAAATATCATATTTATACAAAAAGGATAAAAAAAGGTTAATTAACGTTCTACGATTATTAACTAAAGAATATCCTAATAGTAATTTATGGGATATAGAGTAAATTACTTTACAAAATTACGTGGTTACCTGAAATA